TGTGCCCCAAATCTTTGCTTGATGATTGGAAGCGGGTCAAAAAGAAATTTGAAGCATATTTAAAAACTTTTCAAATTGCTAAAGTTTCATTATTTGATAATTGCCTGTATGATTTAGTTCCCCAAGGCTTTCTAAAAGAATTTTTTGATGTTCGCAATAACATAACTAAGCATGTTTTTGAAACCTATGAGAAGCCAGACAATTATGAGTTTCTGAGCAATACTTACAAAACAGTTTATCAAATCAAACATCAACCACTGAACATTGATTTTAATTCTGTTCAAAAGTCAAACTTATCCCACTCTTCCAAAGGCTATCTATTTAACCTTAAGAAATATGAAAAACGCTGTGTTTATAATATATTCGGCACAGTGACGGGTAGATTTACAAACACTAGCAATTCTTTTCCAATACTCACTATGCCAAAGGTTCTCAGAACAATTGTTAAGCCACACCATGATTGGTTTTTGGCACTTGATTATAATGGAGCAGAGGTTCGAACACTGTTGTCGCTATTAGGCAAAGAGCAGCCTGAACATGATATCCATGAGTGGAATGCTAAAAATATATTTGACGAAAAATTAGAACGTGATGAAGCAAAGAAAAGATTTTTCGCATGGCTCTACAATCCCAAATCAACTGATGTAAATTCAAAGTATTATGATAGAGAAAAGATTCTTGATAGGTTTTGGAGCGACGGCCTCCTTAGAACAACATACGGTAGAGAAATAAATGTAGACAAAACAAAAGCACTAAATTATTGTCTGCAAAGCACCTGTGCTGATACTATATCTGATCGTATGAATGAAATTTATAGCTTTCTAAAAGATAAGAAATCAAACATCGCCTTTACGGTGCACGATGAAATAGTTATTGACATGGCAAACGAGGACAAAAAACATATTCCCGAAATAATTGATTTGTTTTCTAACAACAAGTTGGGTAAATTTGCAACAACTGTATCCGCCGGTAAAAATTTTGGGGATCTAAGGAAGCTTAATTTATGATTAGCGTCATTGGTGTGGGCACTGCGGGAATAAATGTGGCACATGAATTTTCCCAATATCCCCAATATAACATTTACAAAATTGGAGATATACCAAGTGGTGATAAACAATTTAAGTGGGAGTATGACGATGGTGCACCAGAGTCGATAGAAAAAAGTACACCTAATTTTAACAAATTCCTTGACAATGTTGATGATAGTGTTTACTTTATTATCGCAGGGGATTCTATTCTAGCTAATGCCACATTGGCTATCCTAGAGCAAATAAAAGAAAAAAATATAAATGTCTTCTTTTTAAACCCGGAAACCAATTTATTGCCCACTAATAAAAAACTCCAAAATCGTGCAGTCTTTAGTATTCTGCAGGAATATGCCAGATCGGGCCTTTTCGAGTCATTCAACATTTTGAACAATTACAATTATGAATCAATCATGGGCTCATTGCCAATTAAGAATTACTGGAAGATAATTAACCATACAATAGTGTCTAGCATTCATATGATGAATGTATTTAAATTTTCAAAACCAATTTTGGGCAAACTTCATGATAACAACAAAATTTCACGCATTAGGACGTTCGGTATTGTAGACGTAAACAATTTTGAAGAAAAATTGTTTTTTAAGCTTGACAATGTTCGCGAAAAGAGATATTATATTGGTATAAATGAAGAAACACTTGAGACCGACACAGAATTATACAGCAGGATAATAAACAACGTCAATGACAAATCAGAGGGGGGAGACATTGACGTTTCATATGCCATATTTTCAACTAAATATGAACATGATTTAGTGTATTGTGAATACTCAACACACTTTATACAATCTTAAAAAACACTTTACATTACCAATTTTATTGGTTATAATAGCTTTAGATATCGGGGATATTTGCTCGGTATACTATACGTGCAAAAGCACACAAGACAAAGGAGAAAAAAATGTCAATTAACATGGAACTAATGAAGGAAAAGCTTTCTGCTCTACGGGGGGAAGGCGACAATAATAAATCGGACGTATTTTGGCGTCCACCAGAGGGCGAGTCGATTATTCGAATTGTGCCCACCGAAGATGGAGATCCTTTCAAGGAGGTTCACTTCCACTATAATGTGCCTAACTTCAATGGCGGGATTATGTGCCCCAAGCGTAATTTTGGTGAGCGGTGTCCAATCTGCGACTTCGCATCATCTGTCTGGCGCGAGGGTGTGGACAATAACGATGAAGATAGCAAGAAGTTGGCCAAGTCCTTGTTTGTACGGGCTCGATACTTTTCACCTGTAATTTCTCGCGATGATGAAGATGCAGGCGTAAAGGTCTATGGCTACGGCAAGAAGGCTTATGAGCTTTTGTTGGGATATGTTTTGGATCCAGAATATGGAGACATCACTGATGTTGGTGAGGGTACCGACATTGCTGTTACATATACCAAACCTACGCGCCCCGGCGCATACCCTCAAACTAGCATGAAGATGCGACGTACCACGTCGCCGCTTCTGGAGGATAAGGAGCGCATCCCTGCCCTTTTGGACAGTGTACCAGACATTATGTCACTGTTCAAGCGCACCACTCCAGAGGAAATTGATCAAATCCTCGACGAATATCTGTCAGGGGATGCCAGCGCAGAGCAGCGATCAAGTGAAACCCGCAAGTACGAAAAAGAAGAAAATAGCGTGGATGCTGCATTTAATGACCTGTTAGCTGGTTAGCATGTTAGTCCCGCAGGGAGGCACGGGGAACAGGTGCCTCATTTTTTTATAACAATTAGAGGATTTTATGCCAAGAGCTAAAAAAGTAAAAGCTGGCAAGCTTTCTATGTCTGATATGCGTAAGCTTATTAATAAGAAAGCCGGCCTAAATGTTGCACATGACTTAACTGATGATAACCCAACATCAGTTAAACAATGGATTCCCACCGGTTCTAGGTGGTTGGATTCAATTATTTGTAGGGGTAAGCGTGCAGGTATTCCAGTTGGCAAGGTAACAGAGATTGCCGGCCTTGAAGCAACTGGTAAATCATATATGGCAGCACAGATTGCTGCTAATGCTCAGAAGATGGGAATTGATGTTATTTATTTTGATTCCGAGTCAGCTATTGATCCAGCTTTCCTTGAGCGTGCAGGCTGCGATTTAAATAGCCTCCTGTATGTTCAGGCTGTATCAGTTGAATTCGTTTTGGAAACAATTGAGGACTTGTTGGGCAACAATGAAAACCAGATGTTGTTTATTTGGGATTCATTGGCTTTGACTCCTAGTGTGTCGGATGTTGAGGGTGACTTCAACCCACAGTCTTCAATGGCTGTAAAAGCAAGAATTTTAGCAAAGGGTATGTCAAAGTTGACTGTGCCCATCGCTGATACTCAATCTACATTTTTAGTTCTGAACCAGCTAAAAACAAACATTCCACAAGGGCCAATGGCACGCATTGAAGCTATGACAACACCATATATGACTCCCGGCGGCAAGGCCATGCACTACGCATATTCACTAAGAATTTGGCTGACAGGACGAAAGGCAAAGTCTTCATTCATTGAAGATGAGAACGGCTTTAGGATAGGTTCAGAAGTGAAAGTCAAGATTGAAAAATCTCGCTTTGGCACTGCTGGTAGAAATTGTAACTTTAGAATTATGTGGTCAGATAACGTTAGGATTCTTGATGAAGAAAGTTGGTTTGATGCAATTAAAAGCTCAAAACATCTTACTTCCGCCGGCGCATGGTATACACTCGACATGGGTGATGAGACAACTAAAAAATTCCAACCGTCAAGGTGGAGCGATATCATCATGAGTGACGACACCTTTAGAGAGCGCGTGCTAAATATCATGGATGAAGAAGTGGTCATGAAATTTGAATTACGTGAAGGTAAAGCATCAGATTTCTATGACAAAGATTCTGAAGATCAACAAGCACAAAGTGCTTGACTTCTGCCTCCTTAATGGTTATAATAGTATATAATCTTAAGGAGGCATTCGTCTATGAAAAACTACGGCTACGCGTGTATCAACATGGGTTACTCTAACCTTCCCAAGTCAAAGCGCATCACTACTAACAGAACCATGATTAAGCGTACATTTCTGGACCGTGGCATCAGCTACGCGTCAGAATTGGCACTGCAAAACGTCCGCGATCTATACAAGATTTTGGAATGGAATTTAGAAAACGATATTTATTTTTATCGCCTATCCTCTGATATTGTTCCGTGGGCTAGTGAATATCAAATGGAGGACCTGCCTGATTATAACTTGATACTTGCAGCGTGTATGAAGGCTGGTAATTTTGCCAAAGAGCATGGCATGCGGCTTACGTCACACCCCGGCCCATTCAACAAACTGGCGTCACCCAAGGAGCGCGTTTATCAGCTTACCGCGAAAGATTTGAAAGTCCATGCTGATTTGTTTGATATGATTGGATTACCACGAACACCATATGCAAAATTGAACATCCATGTAGGTGCAGCTTATGGTGATAAGCCTTTTGCTCTTGATAATTTTTGTCGCAATTTTGAACGATTACCAGAGTCAGTCCGTTCGCGTCTAACTGTCGAGAATGATGACAAGACATCGCTTTATTCAACAAAAGAGCTTTATGACGGTGTTTACA